GAAATAATGTCAGAACAAGATAAAGATATAGCCAAGAACTATCCAGGTTCAGGTGGCTCAGGAGCAGAAATTAACTCTCAGGGTTCACTCGTATCAGGTGGTGTAGGTGGTGCAACAGGTCTTGATTCAGCAGCAGCGTCTGTAGGGTCACAACTTGGCAACACCGCAACGGCAAACTTTGGTGTCACATCAGGACCAAATGCTGTAAATCCAACTGGAGTAGCAGGTGGTATTCTTGCACCAGAACAGGCTCGTCGCTTCATCGACTACGTGTGGGATGGAACTGTACTCGCCAAGGATGGCCGTAAGGTTACAATGCGAGCAAACACAATGGAAATCGAAAAGGTTAACGTTGGAGAGCGTGTTATTCGTGCAGCAGCACAGGGTAGCCCAAACTACACTAATGCTGGAGCAACATTTACAAAGGTAGAACTTACTACAAAGAAGATTCGTCTTGATTGGGAAGTTTCTACAGAATCACTTGAAGACAATATTGAAGGTGCAGGTCTTGAAGATCATCTAGTTCGCTTGATGACTAACGCATTTGCTAACGATATTGAAGATCTAGCCATTAATGGTGATGGATCAACAGGTGACTTCCTGTCAATTATGAATGGTTTCGTAAAGCAGGAAAGAAACAGTGCAATCGTTGGAAACACCGATGCACACGAAGCAGTAGTTTCTGTTTCAGAAAATGCTTGGACTCCAAGCGTAATGCAGGAGATCATCTTGGCAATGCCACGTAAGTATCGTGCAGTTAAGTCGAACCTAAAGTTCTACGCTGGTACAGATGCTTTCCAGGGTATTGTTAAGCATAACGGTACACTTGCTGATGCAATTGCAGAAGCATTTTCTCCAATTCCAGCAGGTACACCTGCAAACCGTCAGTCATACCTAGATGGTAACGCACAGACAATTGGTGGAGCACGTACAACACGTGTTCTAGGAATTGATGTAATGGAAGTTCCTTACTACCCAGATGGATTCGTCGACTTGACATTCCCATCAAACCGTGTATGGGGATTCCAGCGTGATATTACTGTAAACCGTGAATACAAGCCAAAGAAGGATACAATTGAATACACAGTATTCGTCCGCTTTGGTATTCAATGGGAAGAACTAGATGCAGTTGCTTACGGCGACGCAGATAGCGTTTCTGAGTAATACTCATAAATAATTGAATGAGGAGGGCGGTGTAACAACTGCCCTCCTTCTTCACATTCTGGTATAATAACATAGGAGGATCTACAATGACTATTGAAGAATTAGTTGGTAAAACAGTTTTTGAGTTAAAGTCCTATGCCAAAAAGAATAATATTAATCTAGATGGTGCTACAACAAAATTACAGATCCTAGAAACCATTGGTAGTTTTATCCCAGACCCTAAAAAAGAAGTTGTTGAGCCAAAAAAAGTACACGAAAAGGTTGCAATACATTCAACCAAGAATTTACACTGGGCTAATGTTGGACAATTGACTCCAGGATATAATATAGTTACTAAAGATGCATCAGAAAAATGGTTAACACGTAAGCAGGTACGTCTTGCGACACCTGAAGAATTAGCGAGTTATTACGGTAAATAATGAGAATATTAAGAACTCCCCCATATCCACTTTCTGTATCTTATACAGTGCCAGAAGAATCTACAGAGTATATTCTTGTAATTGAGGATCTTCTAGAGCAAATAGAAGATGAGATTATCGTTGAGTCAGATGCAAACTCTGTATTAACATATGAACTCACAGGAGAATACCTAAAGTATGATAAGTCTTACCCAGTTACAATTTACGAAAGTTTGACGGTATCTGGAGTTGAGAATACTCGTGGAGATATTGTAGTAGAAGATAACCTAGATATTGTAAGACCCTATGTAGACCCAAAGACTCTTGGTAAAACACCAACAGAAATAGCAGAATATACAGAGTATGAAGATCTTGCAAGAACAATCATTGACTCAATCGTAGATGGATTTTATTATAAAAGAACTTACTTAGAAGTTGTTGGCCAGGGAACTGACTACATGCCACTTTGGGATAAGACACACAAGATTTTAACAATACATGAAAATGCACAGTTAGTCTATGACTCATCAGAAACACCAGCAGCGTTAGGTGATTTTAATTATTTGATCACTAAAGATAAAACTGCAATCACAAAAGATTTGCTTCAGGTCACAGATAGCATTAATCGTTCAGAAAGAAAGCCAGCAAGAATTCCTTTGGCTTATTCAGACTCTATCTCTATGTTTGACACAGAGGACAGCGGAAACGTTCAAACAGTTTCTCCTGGGGTTGGATTTCCAGAAGGAATGGATTATATTTTCTTATTAGAAACTGGATATAAGGTAGTTCCTTATGATATTCAAGATGCAACTAAGATGTTAATTAATGATATTAAGTGTGGAAAACTAGACTACTATAAGAGATATGTAAAAGATTATAGTACAGAGCAGTTTAAGGTATCGTACGATAAAAGATTATTTGATGGAACTGGAAACATTTTAGTAGACAAGATTTTAGAAAAATATATAACTAATATTGCCAAGCCCTGGGTGTTGTAATGGATCTATGTGAAGAGACAGACTTCATGTACCCAATGAAGGCAGATGTTTACTATCCAATAGTTGAGCAAGGTGCCTATGGAAATGTTAAAAAGACTTGGATATTTAATAAGACAGTGGTTTGCAATTTTTCAAAAGATGGCACGGTAGACGAAGAAGTAAAGCCAAATGTAAATATAACATTAAAGAAAGTATTAGTGGGAAGAACAAAAAAAGACATAAGGTTTTCTGAAGAAAATATAGCAGATGCAATAACCAATGTTATTGTTACAAATATTAGAACAAAAAATGATGTCCCCCTATACGTAGAAACTTCTGGAACAAGGGCTGGAAAGTCAACAATATATGAGATTGAATCTCAGTCACCAATCATAGGACCATTTGGAGATCCAGAGTATTTTGCATTAGTCGTACGCCGTTCAGAGAATCAGGCATCAGACATATGATAAAACTAGCAATCAATACCAAACAGTTTAGAAAAGATATGAACAACATTGTTGAATACTCTTTTGGCTACCTAGATGGAGTTCAAATAGGAAAAGTTGAGTTCTTTCATAATCTTGGTTTAAACATTTCAGAAATGCTGCAAAAATATATTGACTCAAATGCAAGGGTAAATCCACAAGCACTAAACCATATATATGAATGGTATCAAGTGGGAAGTCCAAACGCAAGACTATACGATATAAAATATACAGTAAGCAATCTAGGACTATCCTTTATAACAAACTTTAAACAATCATCATCACTTAAAGATGGATCAAATGTACCTTTCTATGATAAAGCAAGAATAATGGAAGAGGGAATACCAGTAACGATTACACCAAGAAATTCTGACGTGCTTGTATTTGAAGAAGGCGGAGAGACAGTTTTTACTAGAAATAGTGTCAATGTAAGTAATCCTGGCGGAGACGCAACAACAGGAGCATTTGAAAAAGTAATTGATTCCTTCTTTACAAAGTATTTTACACAAGCATTTTTAAGATCAAGCGGTATATCACAATACTTAGAAAACCCTATATTATATAAAAAGAACCTTACATCAGGAAAGAAATCTGGAAGATCAAAAGGAAGAGATGTAGGATATAGGTGGATAGCAAATGCGGGGTTACTAAATGGCTAATACAGATTTATTAAATACTCCATTATTATGGATAAATAAGTATTTACAATCAAAACTAAGTGAAGACCTTGGATATGTAACCCCGTTTTTTCCACCATCACCATTTAATATTGATGACCTTACAGAAAAATGGATGGTGCTTAATAATGTTAATACGCCAGTAAGCGATGCGGTTGCCTGTACTTGGGACAGACTGGTTAAAATGCAAAGAAATAAGTTTCCACATATAAAAAATGAACAAATATTATATTACTTTTATGGTCTTGGAATAGGCTCAGTTTCTACCATGATACAAACACAGGAGGCTGTTTTAAGACTCCTTGACCGTGGAGATGAGTCTGCAGAGGAACTAAACGCATGGTGTGCTAACCGAAGGGTAAGACTGACTCCAGAGAAAGATGGGGTTGATCAGGTAATTGATTTAGACAACATGTTCCTATTCCATAATTTTAA